TCCTGATTGGTTATTGGCGGAGGGTTATAAAGTAAAGAAAATTAGGTCAGGCAACATGAATCATGTGGTACTTGTTCATGGTGTACTCAATTCGAATTATAAACCGTTAGAGAAAATTGTTGAATTTCCTATCTAAATGAAAGAAAATGAAATTCTAAACAATATTTTGTATAACCGTAGAACATCTGAAATTAGTTTTGCTGCTGAGATTGATTCGGTTGATTCAAAACAAAATAAAATAACATTTCAATTAGGAGATTTAGATATGAAGATCTTTCTACGATTTCTTCATGAGTTAGATGTTGATAATCCTCTATTTAAAATAAAGCTTCAGTTAGAGGATTGAAATGCAAGCTTGGGAGATAGAAACTCGTAAAGGTGTTTCTCTTTTTGTAGGTATTCCTTATATTCCTACTTTTAGATATACTCATTGTGTAGTAGAAGATTCTTGGCGAAATGCATGGCAACCTCCGAATACGATTTGGCGTAAGAATTTTGCATTTGGTGTGGCAACTGCACGTGAACAATTAGCAGAAGAGTTTTTGGCTACAGGTTATACACATTTTTTGCATCTTGACTGTGATATTGTTTTACGGCAGGATACTATCGCACGCATGCTCGAATTAGATGCTGATGTAGTAGTAGCACGTTATCATGATAAATCACCACTACGATTACCACAAGCTTTTAGGCATAGTCAAGTACCATTTAGAAGAGATGGACCGATTGATTTCAAAGCAAATGAGGTATTTGAATTTCCTCGTCCTGATGGCGATGTGTTACTGTCAGGACTTGGTTGTGTTCTTGTTAAACGAGAAGTATTTGAAAAGCTGAAGAGACCGTTTTATTTATTTAGTTCCGAACATGAAGAACTCGATGACTATGATAGAGTTTCTGAAGATTTCTTTTTCTTGCTTAAAGTTCAAAATGAGGCAAAAGCTAAAGTTGTTTACGCTCCTTCTATAAGTGTTGGTCATGTTGGTGAAGTGATAGTCTGGGATAAAGATAATATTCAATTTATATAAGGATTTTTGTTGAGTAACACCAATTCATTAATTAGTAATAAAAAAACTGTGACATTATGGTATACAGTGAGGAGTATTAAGCTAATAACCTCCTTGTCATTGTATTCTACTACAATGGCAAGTAATAACTTCTGGGGGATTGCGGCCTCGTAATTCCCCCATCATAAATATATTTATAAAGGAGGAAAAATGAAGTTAAAAACTCTAACTATTTTGGTAGCGCTTTTGCTAAGTATAGGGACAGCATCCGCTTTGTCCTCGATAGAGTACAGTATTCAGGGAGATAATGCAGTGGTGAGTATCGACATGTGTTATCGCAGTGTAATGGAGAATGAGACTATTTTAGGTTCTCAATCAATGAGGTTTGATTATATGGATATTGATAATACTGGAATTATTTCAGAAGACAGTGATGGTATAATCTTAAATAACACTTTAAAAGCGATACCAGTGCAGAGGCGAGTGATCTCTTCCGGTGCGGTGATGCAAAATTTTGTAAGTGCAATTAGAACAAATGATTCCTATGATTTGGGTGCTACTGGTTTCAGAGCTGATGGTCGAAGAATGGAATTAGCTTCTGATGTCCAGGCAGAAACTACGAGTCTCTCGCATATTGTAAAAGGGAAGGTGACTGGTAATGTCGGTATGGGGCTCATTACTCAGACGCCTACAAGTCGATTTGAAAACATAGTTCGTTCACGAGCGGTTCGTCAAGATATTGTGATGAATGCGAACTGGCAGACATATCAACCAGCAGTAGAAGTCGAAGTACCGAGTTCTGATATTTCTTCACTCTGTGCTTGGGCAACTGAGACTTCATATCCTGTGTTTCCTATATCAATATAATTAATATTTTTTATTTATATTTTTTATTTGTTGAGAGAAGAAGAGACAAATGAGTTTGGTAAGCATTATATTTCCGATGTTTTTTACTGTTACTGATAAGATGTATAAATTCTATGGAGGACTTGAAGTACGTACGTTATATCTTGCTAAGTTATTGGGAGAAGACGGACATGAAGTTAATGTGTTAGCGCCTCGTGGTTCACATTTATCTTACAAAAATACCAAAATATTGACGGGTAATTACAGACCATGGGATGGAAAAACACTCCATCCTGTTGATTTAGAGAAGGATTTAGTTGAATCTAATCTTGATGTTCTTAATGAAAGTGATGCAGTTCTTGAAGATAATCATTTCCATTATTACCATTATCTAAAATCCAAGGATCCGAAGAGTTTTCCACATTTGGTAATGTCTTGGGATCATCATCCGGATAATATTTCTTCGCTACCTAATTTCCCCTGTCATGTTATAGCGGTTTCTAAATGGGTAATGTCTGCACTACGAGAGAAGTTTAAAAATCTTGGTCACTATTTCTATTGGGCATATTCTGGATTAGTTTTAGAAAACTACCCTGAAGCAGATATTCATGATAAACAAGAAAATCTCTATATATTCTTAGCTCGTTTTTCGATGGTGAAGTCTCCTCATGTTATAATAGAATTGGCTAAGGAATTTCCTGATGATGAATTTGTTTTAATGGGTGATACTTTGTTTACTCAAGAAGGTGGATATGCAAGATTGATTTTAGAGGAGTCTGATGAGTTAGATAATGTAAAGATTTTATTTAATGCGAGTTGGGATGAAAAGATCAAATATTTGAAACGTGCGAGCGGATTGTTGCATCCAGGTTTTTGGAATGGCCCGCTTGAATGGGATATACTCGAAGGGTTACTATATGGCGGAAAGGTACTCTGCTATGATCGTGGTGCAGTAAGAGAAATTTATCGAAGCGGTAAACATGGTTATATAGTTCCATTTGCGTCAACCGAAGAAGAAAATATTGAGAATTACAAACGGGCATTTAGAAATTTCAGGAATTTAAAAGTTGATCGTGAGGAGTGTAGAAATAGAGTTTTAAAACATTTTGATTTCAAGAAGAATTCCTATCCTGTATATAAGAAAGTTTTGTTTGATAATCGTAATTTGAATAAGCCTAATCGTTAATATTCATGGTACGTTGCAAAATTTGCGGTAAGGACTTAGGACGTATTACTTATTTTCACTTAAAACAGCATGGGATGACGATATCTGAGTACAAGAAGCAGTTTCCAGGAGAGCCCATATCCGATTTGCAGGTAAAACGGAAAATTGAAAAAGAGTTCACTTCTACTATCCACATACGAGAAAAAGATGGTAGTGTTTTTACGCTTCATGTAGATGAGTATACAAGTAAGCGTTTTAAAAAATATAGAGAGCTAAAAGGTTGGACTGTTACAGATGCGATTAACACTTTGATTGATCATGATATAGCTTATGAACGATTGAAGGAAAAACAGAGAAAGAAGAGAAAGAAACCGAGTACTACTAAAATTAATCTTGCTAAAGCTCATCGTGAGGAATTGGAAGAGATTTTAAAGGTGCTTGAACAGCGAGTCAAAGAGGAAAGGGATGTAGCGAAAATGGCGGCTATTGCTGAAAAGATAGCGAGAATAAATGCAATATTACCTGAACTTGAGAAAAGTTTTAAATCGAGTATTGATGAACAGATAGAAAGACTAATTATTAAAAGAAAAGCTATATGTAAGAATTATTTACCTGAAAAGGATGCTTATCCATATCATGCTACATAAATATAAAACAATATTATTGGGGTGATGTGTATGGAGACGATTGTTTATGCGATTATTGCATCTGTGATATATGGTCTTGCGGGCTATTTGAAGAATGCTCCTCAGGAGGATTTTGATGTTGCTAAGTTTCTTTCGACCTTTGTAGTTGCGGTGCTTATAGGAAGTATTTGTTACGTAACTGGAGTACCTATTACGGAGGCAAATGTCACTGAACAGCTTGCAGCGTATACTGGTTTGATTGTTCTTGTTCAACAGCTGTTTAAGGCGTTAATGCGAAGAGTATAAAAATAGCATAATTTTATTTTTTAGTGTTTCTATGGTTTCGGAGAGGTATCTGTCTTACTGTTATCACTGTGGTAGGGAGATTAGGTATGGTCGCATATTCTGTGATGAATGTAATACTCCTATAAACAGACAAATATTTGAATTTTTTTGTGAATTACCGAAAAATAAAGATGGTGTTTTCATTAGACCACGTGGTAAGAAATTCTATGATGTAATCAAATTATATCTTGCTGCAAGATTAGGTCTTAGTGATAAAAAGAGGATTATACTAAAATCAGCAACGGGAGCAGGTAAATCGGTTCTGCTCGATATGCTTGCGTTTATAGAGGTAACACATTTTTCTAATTCCCTTACAGTTATAGGCTCAATTTCTGAGCCAGTTGCTAAGAAGCATATAGAAGAAATACGGCGCTGGATAAGTAATTCAGTATTTAGACGTTATATTGAAAGCAAATACGAAGCAACAGCATCAAAAACAGAAATAAAATTAGCAAAGCTTAATTCTAAAATCATATCAATGCCTCAATCACCAAAAACTCGTACAGGCTGGCATGCCTCTCTTCTTTTAATTGATGAAATAGGGCGTTTGACTCCTGAAGCCTACTATGCTTCTTTTTCGCAGATGGCTACTCAAGGTGGCATAGAGGTTGCAGCTTCTACTCCTTATCTGAATTCTACTGTGATGTTGAATGTGTGGAATGCTGAGGATGTTGTTCGTATTTCATTAGAACCTCATGAGTGTTTTTGGATACCCAGGTCGGTGTTTGAAAAGAAGCGTGAGGAATATAAGCGTTCGGGAATGGAGGAATTGTATGAACAACTATATGAGGCTAAATTTAGAAGTGTAACCAACAGAGTGATACCAGATGATCTTCTACTCGATGCCATAAAACGAAATGAACATTTACCTAATAGTGGTAATCTTGTCATGGGTATAGATTTTGGACGTTCAATTGATCCTACTGCTGTTGTAGTAATTGATATGGAAACTGGTGATGTTAAATACACAGCCACTTTTTCTGATGATTGGCAAATTCAATTCGCTAAAATAAGAGAGTTGTATAGGCGGTTTAAACCTGTTAGAATCGTAGCAGATAAAAGTGGTATTGGTGATGTTATAATTAGCGATCTCCGTGATCTTCCTATAGTTGGTGTTTCAATTCACAATGATATTTTGAAAAAACAATTAATTGATAAATTGGTATTAGCATTTTATAATAGAAAGGTAAATATTGTTGCTGATGAGTTTCCTCGTTTGATGCAAGAATTAGGTTCATTTGTTTATTATGATTCAGAACATAAGAAGATGGGTCCTGCAGAAGGTCGTGGTAGGGATGATCTTTGTGATGCTTTAGCTTTGGCTTTGCAAGCGATGGATGTTTCAAGTGTGAATGAACGTCAGCCCGATGCTAATCTATGGTCGTTTACAAGAGTTGATGATAGGTCAGAAGATTTTAGTTGGAGTGTTACTAAGGTATGAGGATTAAGTTTAAGGATTTGGATAATGAAGTTGAAATAAGTGAAAATTACAGAGTTAATTCAGAAAAGCTCAATATACAAATTAAAGGTATTGATGATAGCGCTGCACAGCGGAATACTGAATTGTTGAAGCGATTATGGAATTTGTATCTTACGGATGAAACAGCGTGGGCGGTGGTACAGGCTATTTCTACAATTGCTTTAGGTGAAGATTTTGAATTAGAAGGAATTGCTAAAGGCTCTGAAGAATTTGAACACTTGAGAACTGCATTCGATAGAGCGTGGATGAATTTCTATGATGTGGTTCGTGATACTCTTATATTCGGGAATTCTTTTTCTAAAATAATTAGGAATAGAGCTGGTGAGTTTTATAATATTGTTCCTCTATTTCCATTAGATGTTACTAAGAAATTAAAGTCCAACGGGGATGTTGTTTATGTTTATGAGAATAAGAATCTTACTCAGGATGATATTTTTGAAGTAGAGTTTTTTCATAGACCTGATAGTTTATATGGTATACCTTTATTAGGTGCAAGTAAGAGGGCGATAGAACGTAAGCGTTTAATTGAGGAAAATACTGCCATAGCTATAGCTCGACACATGCCACGTTTCCATGTTGTATGTCATAAAGACGAAATGACTGGTCGTTATCCTTCGGAAGAAGAGAGGAGAAGGATAGGTCAGGAATTTAAAGATCTTTCAGGAGATCATGAGTTTGTAACTACTGACCTCATCGAGATAGATGTTATAGATTCTAAGAGTACTGTTCCGCAGTTGGAAGACTATATGATGTGGGCAATGAATAGCATTCTTGTGGGAAGTGGCACGCCTCCTGAAATAATAGGAGCAATAACGAAGTCAGGTTCATTTGCCACAGCTAAAAGTCGTGCTAATGTATGGTTGACTTTTACAATTAAATATTATCAAAAAGCGCTTCAGAAAGCGATAAACACGCAAATATTAAAAGATACTAAGGCGAAAATTAAAATATTACCACCTGCAAGTTTAGTTTTACCCTATTCAAAATGAGATTTAGACGGAGGGTTGTTACTCAAATTGTATATCTCGATGTTAGGTCTAAAGATGTATATATTCAGCGTCCTCTTTTGCAGGCTGATGAACTGATTTATGATTCTACTTCTGATGGGAGACCGATTTTTATACCCGATAGTGTATTAAGCAAGGTACGACCCGATAGAGTTCCTTTGATATTTGGTCATGAAAGAAAGAATGTTGAGATAGGTTATGTAGATAATTTCAATTATGATTCACATAATAAGGTACTTCTTGGTGATATCCATGTTTATCCTCGTTGGAATCGTTGGGTTTTACAACAATTCGCTGAAGGAAATAATGGCTTGAGTACTGAATTCAAATCTCTTGATAAAGATGAACAGTTTTTTATAAGAATAGTTGATCTTAATTTAGAAAGGGTTGCAGTTGTTCCTACTCCAGCGGCGCATGTGGCGAGAGTTTATTAATATGAAATGATAGAATATGTTGCACTTCTTAGCGCTATTGGTTTTGTAGTTCAATATGTTTTTGTTTTAGGTAAACTTGTTGGTAGATTAGATAGTCTTGATGAGAATGTTAAATGGATTCGTAATTATATATTAATAAAACCTGCTGATGATAGGTATTTTCAGGAGTGTAGTCCTGTAACTTTCAAGGAAGATATTCTAACTAAGGAGTGGAAAGAGTCTTTAGATAATTTAGAAATAAAGAAGAAAGATCATCTTTTAGATTATGCTGTTGATTTAATGGGGTACTTTGGTCCACTTAAATTGAAACAAGCTGCAAGAGAACATGCGGTAGACTTAGATACTTTTCTTTTAGCTTGTTGTGTATATTTATCCAATAAATTTAATGAGTAATCTAAAAGTTAAGTTTCACGGAATTTTAGCATCTAATAGAGATCATAGTTGTATAGAGGTAGATTATCAAGATACTCATTTACTTATTCAGCCTACTAAGAAAATAGAGGGTATTAATGCAGTAGTAGTTTGCGATATTGATCCAGATGAGTGGTCTCAATGGAAATATTATGCAGATAATGATGTTCCTATTTATTCTACTTTAGGAGTTAAGCATTATATTCCTGATGAGCAGTTAAGAAAAGTTATTAAAGTTATGGGCAATGATTTTAAAGTCGGTAATCTCAAGATATTACCGGAAAAGACTCCAATCGCACCTCATGAACCGATGATAGGTTTACGCTTTCCACAATTCAGAGTTGCTATTCTTCCTGAGTTACCACCTTATTTAGGACAGCAGTTAATAAAAGATATTTCTCTTCCTCCACATCATCTTATAGCGGGTATTGGTTCGTATAGTAAACCAGATCATAAGATCAATTTTATAAATTTTGCTGATAGGATTTTAGCTTGTAAAGAACATAAAGGATTATTATCAATTACGCTTACTAATTTTAGATTAGATTTATTACGTCGTAAAGATGAGGTATTGAAACGATTGAGAAAAGATTGGGATATACCTATTTTATTTGCAAAGAAAGGCATGGTTCTTACTTTTACAAGAGATGGGAAGTTAATTAAAGGTGATCAAATTAAGTCAAAATTACATTTAGAGGAATTTAGGAGTACGGGTGTGGATTACGATCTCAAACATCCAGAGACTCGATGGAGAGAAATTATGGCGGATGCCCGCTACCTCGGAAATTCAGCCTTTCCACGTTTATTAAAGGGAGAAAAATGGGGCGATTGGACTCTTGAAGATGTTGAGAAATATTTTGCTAAATGTATAGACACTCTCCGCAGTGTTGGTTTTATAATACCTGAAAAGCATGATAATTCTTCATTTTGGAAATTATATTGGAGATGCAAGAAAAAAGGTTTAATTAAGTCTTCACCACCAAAAACTAAAGAGGAAAAAGAGGAGTGGGATAGAAAACGTGATAGAATTCTCAAAAAGGCATTAGTTGCTACTTATTTTTCAAAAAGTAAACCTGCTTATCGTTGTGATATAGATTTAATAGAAAGTGATTTAAAACATCTTGGTTGGGATAAGAAAGATTTATTGATTGATTCTAAAGCTGATGGTCTACGTGTAACTGCTTTAAAACTAAAGGGTAAAGGTTATGTTTTTGTTGATCCTGCAGATGTAAAGCATAAGTCTCCTAATGTATCATCTCGTCTTCCTGAAATTGTGCGAGAGCTTGAAACTAATTTACCTGATGGAACTGTATTGGATGCTGAATTTATAGCGATGGTGGGAAATGAAGTTATTCATCGCACTGATGCGAATAGCATATTGAATTCTAAAGAAGATGCTGAGAAACTTGCTCCTTTTGCTTATATATTTGTTTTTGATGTTTTGTTTTATAAAGGTAAAGATTTAAGGAATTTACCATTATCTGAGAGGCTTAAATATTTAAATAAAATAAAAGATAGTGAACATATCATCATTGAACGACCGAGCCATGTAATTGAGGCAGGTCATCCTGCATTTTATGTGCGTGGTAATGACTTTAAGGGTATCCATAGAGCTTGGAATATAATTACTAAAGATAAAGGATTGAGGAGACATGGTAAGTTTGTTAAGTATTTAGCAGAGGGTGTAATGATTAAAACCCTCGATGGTGTATATCAAGTTCCACAGAATAAGTCGTGGGCAAAAGCAAAAATTTTTAGAGAATTGGATTGTGTTATCTTGGATAAAAAACTTGTTAAAGGAGCAAAGAAAACTTGGAACTATCTTTTAGGGATAGATATCCCTAAAGAATATGCTAAAGTCTTAGCATCTATGTCTCAAAAATCATGGTATGATTCTGCGGGTGTTTTGGTAGGCAAACAGCTATACAGAGGTAAAGAGATTCTTGATAAGAATGGTCGTTGGGTTATGGTGATGACCAAAACTGATAATACAAATATTCAAGGAGAAATTGGAGACATCCTCAGGATAGCTGCAGAAGAAGTTATAAAGTATGAAAATAAAGAGCATCCCGATTATCCTCGCTATTCGTTTTATATTGGGAGACCGCTTGAATTAGTACCCGAAAAGAATGTTAGTGATTCACTCCAGGTATTAGAACGTTTAAGTCTTCTTGAACCCAAGCGTATGAGTATTGAAGATTTGCTTCACATAAGAGGAGAAAAACTACCTAAAGAATTGAAGCGAGTAGCTGAGAAAGTTAAAGCATTGAGTGATAATCAACTTTGGGAATTGAGGAAATATTTGAATGAAAGATAAGTTATTAAAGATTATTGATTTAGAATTACGTGCAAGAGGTGTAAAGGGTAGAGGACTCTATTTGCCGGAAGGTCATGCAAGGGCTATATGGGAGGGAAATAAATCACTTATTCTAAAGGATAGAAACTTTAATATTGATAATGAGAAGCTTCTAATATTTGGATTGCATTATGCTTATGGGTATGTATGGTTAGATAAGCCTTTTGTTATTAAAAGTAAAAAAGAATTCGATAAGTTGCAAAAAGAGCATAGAGTTACAGATGAACAATTCAAGCGATGGGGTTGGGAGTTTCCTCTTTATGCATATAGAATCAAAAAGAAAGAGTTATTTAAGAATCCATCTCCAATAAAACTGCCGCGAGGAGTTCAGAATATATTAATTAATCCTGAGAGATATATGGATATTTCTTTTGAGAAAGCTGATATCAGAGCAAAGGCACAAAAACTTACTCCTGAGGAATATAAACAACTTATAAAGGAAGGAGATTATAAAAATAAACCTTTACCTTCTAAGTATTATGTTGATTATCGAGAGGGTTATGCACTGGCTCAATTTCATATTCGAGGCGTAAAGCCTGAAGATAGAGATGCTTTTATTAAACATAAGAAATCATTTAAAGAGATTATAATAGGTCATAGTTTACATTGTGATATCCGATGGCATTTGAAAGGAATAGATAAGTTGATTCAGGGGATATTAGTTGAAAGTGATATGGAATCATATATTCGAGTATTATTAGGTGAACTGAATAAAGAGCAAAAGGGTCATGCAAACGTTCAAAAAGGATTGTTTTTAAGTAAAGAGAGGATGCAAATAGAAGAACCTTCAAATATGAGAATCAAAAAAACAAAAGAATATCTTATTGATGAAAAGGGAGCAGAGATTATTGATAAGTATATCATAAAAGATAAATCGTACTGGCTGTTTCCTGGAGATGTGGGTGCTACAATTCATGCTTTTGGCTATCTTGGTGCGATATGGACAGGGAAAGTGAAGACCGGTACTGCTCGTCCTGATTATCACGAATTATTCTTCTATTCGGATACCGACCAGCCCGAACTCAATCAGAAACTTCTTAATGGTAGATTCATAATTAAAGCTTTTAAAAGACCACAAGGTTCTCCGTTATATTGGATATGGAAGGCAACTGCTGATCCTGAACCTGAAAATCCTTACTGTCATTTAGATATGGGTTATCATCCTATAATGTTAGAAACAAAAATTAAATATTTTAAAAAGGAAGACTATCCCGAATGGGATAAAAGAAAGGAGATTTGTACATGAAGAAGGCATTTGAAATACAGATGACCTGTCGAGGTCTTGAGGAGGATATAGAATATATAAAGAAGCAATTATATGAGATAGCACGTGAAGAGGAGGTAGTTAGTTTCCTCATAAAAGAAGTATGAAAGCAATAGATGCAATAGAATTTACCGAACGAGAAATGATTGAGGTTGGTATAATATTAATAACAATAGTGTCGTTGATACATACAAGTAGTCTCGGTTACTGGATTGCTCTGATTAGTGTTTTATCACTAATTGGGTTGCTGGTCAAGGATGAGATAATGAGCATTTTGAAATGAATAAAACAAATCCTAAATATTCTGTAATTATAGCTACTAATCGTGATAAATCATATTTAAAGCCAATATTTGTAAATCCTTCTACTGATGCAGAGTTGATAGTCATTGATAGTAATTACAATGAAGATACTAAGGCTTTTCTTAAAGAACGAAAAAATGAGTACTATCAAATTGTTTATGCACCAGTAAAGGAAAATGAAATCAAAACAAAACGAGATTTCTCTCAAGCACTCAATACTGCACTTTTGTATGCAGAGAGTTCTTATATACTACGATGCGATGATTCATTAGAATTCAGACCGGATTTCTGGGATGTAGTTGCAGAAGATATCGAATATTTTTCGGAGACGTATGAGAAGTGGGCTATAATTGGCGAGAAACTCTGGCAGAGCCAAAATCATGAGAAATGGAAATCTAATTTTGGTGGCACTGGTCGTTATTTTAAAATAGATAATCCGATGTTTACTTTTTCATTCGGTATTTATCCGTTAGAGGTGATGTCGATTCTCAATGGATATAGTGAAATCTATGATGCTTTAGGTTGGGGTTATGAAGATATTCAATTTTTACACAGATTATTGATGCTCGGTTATAAAGTTAGATTCGATAGAGAACTAATGGCTTATTCGTATAATCATCCAGCTAATCGTTCACCGTTCGATTTTACAGATGTTTATTATATGAAGATAGATCGGTTTGAGATAGCTAATGGTAAGTTCTATGCATACAATAATTACAATTGGAATGTGGACAAAAAGAAGTTCTTAGAAAAGAAAGCAGATTATATTTTATGAGGTGATAAGATGAAATTCAATTTAATTCAGGTTCAAACTGTTTCTGGTTGTAATGGAAATTGTGTATTCTGTCCTGCAAGCTATTCATGGATGAAGAAGTATCCGGGCAAGATGAGTGATGAAGATTATGTATTGGTTTTAGAACGAATAAAAGAAGCTCAGCCTAATTTCGATGGTCAATTCTGTCCTTATCTGATGAATGAACCAACACTTGATGAAAAATTGATTGAGCGCATAGAATTGGCATTCAAATATTTTCCTAAATGTAGTATTGAAGTCTCTACAAATGCAATGAAACTTACTCCTAAACTTGCAGAACAACTTGTTGAAGTGATTACTAAAAACGATAAATCTCGCAGATCTCATATATGGATTTCTCATCATGCAATAAATAAGGAAACCTATGAAACTTTAATGAGAAGAAAAAATTACGCTCAGACGCTAAATAACATAATTGAGTATTTAATGATTAATGATGGTCAGTTGATTACGATTCTGAGAGGAAGTGGAGCGTCTATTGATGGAAGTTTAGTGTATTTTACGGAAGAAGACTATCATGAATACTGGGTCAAGATTTTCAAAGAAAATAATCTTAATCCTGCAAATGTGAAACTTGATTATTACCGATTTCATAATAGAGCAGGTGAAGTAAAAATGGAGGAATGGAAAGCTGCTAATAATTTCTATCGTGCTATTGATAAATATCATTCATTTTCATGTTGGCGATTTATTAGTGGGTTGCATGTATTGTATAACTTGGACGTGCTGCCTTGCTGTATGTTGTATTCTTGCAAGCCTGTTTGGGGTAATCTGAGGAAACAATCAATTAAGGAAATTTGGAATGGAGAAAAGCGTAAAGATTTTGTTGATAAGGCAACGGGTTTGAAGCTATCTGATCCAGATTTTCCGTGTAAATGTTGTATGAGTGTTGGTGGATAAAATCAAAGTATGAGGGTAAACTTATTGAGAGTGACTAAAGATGGTTTGGAATTAATTGCTAATGCTGCAAGAGTTAGTGGTTTTTCAGATAAAGTAGATACTCAGTCAATAGCTAAGATGATTGTTGATAATGATTATAGTTCGGTTCTTGAACATATCTATTTCACATTCGATATTGAGGACATAAGTGTTGCATTGAGTAGAGAGTTATTAGAACATAGGATAGCTTCTCATACCGCAAGAAGTACAAGATACAATGAAGAAGACAGTTTTGGATACTATATTCCTCGTGAGATAAAGCGAGATAAAAATGCACTTAAGGCTTATAAGAGAGCAATGGAGCGAGCAAATGATGCGTATAAACAACTCCGAGTTATTGGATTCAAAAGAGAAGAAGCAAGATATGTATTACCAATGGCATTACATACTCGTTATGTAGTTACTATGAATGTTCGAAGTTTAATTAATTTCTTTATGCTTAGGTTATGTGTACGTGCAGCTCCTGAAATGAGAGAACTCGCTAAGAAAATGTATAAACTTTGCTTAGACGCTTATCCTACAATTTTTGAACACATTTGGTGTCGAGGAGTGACCTTGGGTGTATGTCCTGAAAATGATGCAAGACCAGTTACATGTCCATTTAAGGATATAGTGTTCAATAAAAATGATACAAAGTTTGGTGTAGAGGAAGCAGTACGAGAGATTATTCGTAGAGATTTAAGGAGACGCAAATAGATAAGCGTGAACGAAATATTTTTGATTAGGTATACATTTATATTGGGTGATATATAAAAATTGATTGTAGGTGTATATATGGACGTCTCATGAAGGAAGAAGAGTATCTTGAAGAATATAATGTATATATAAAATTTCTTGAACGTACAAAGGATGGAATTTATGCCTTCTATTGAAAAGTCTTCTTTGCCCTATGTACGAATGGATATAGATGATTATGCAATAGATGACTACGGAGAGTATTATTACAGTTTAAGTTAATTTTGATGATATCTATGAAGAAAATAATTGCAATTGATATAGATGGTGTGATAACACTTGAGGATTTGGGTCCGGACTTTGATAAAGCTGTACCTAATCCTGAAGCTATAAGATTAATAAATAAGTTATATGATGAAGGCAATACAATTGTTTTATGGACAGCAAGAGGAGTTTTCAGACACAAAGATGTATGGAATATTACAAGACAACAATTAAAGAATTGGGGAGTTAAATATCACATCCTCGATATAAACAAGCCAGTTTATCATGTTATTATTGATGACAGAGCTTTTAGTTCTGTGAAGGAGTATGTGGAAGCGAGGGGAAGCTCTTAAAAAATTTAAGGATATTCATAAAGGTGAACGGTGTTTTATAGTAGGTACTGGTCCATCTCTGAATAAGACAAATTTCAGTTTAATAAAAGACGAGATAATTTTTGGAGTCAATACACTCTATACAGGTTTAGAGAAATTCAAAATAAAATGCAAATATTACGCTGTCTCAGATTACATGGTCTGGGAAAATCATTATCAAAATATTCTTAGTTTAGATACAATTCTCTTTTTATCATCTGGAGCTGCGGATTTATATCTTAGAAATGGTAGGCATGTGGGAGATAGGCAAAAAGCGGAGGTTTACATTATTCGTGAATTGGGAAGGATATGGACAGCAGGAGATATCTCTAAAGACATAGTTCGTGGTGCTTATCTTGGTGAGACAATCATAATTGATATATGCTTGCAAGTTGCTTATTACATGGGCTTCGATAAAGTGTATCTTCTTGGTTGTGATTGTGACTATTCTGGTCTGCATAGATTCGATGGCTCGATTACTGATAATATAGGTGGGCGTGGAGTTCTTGATGACTGGTCTGATATTTTTTATGGTTATGAGATATGTAAGAGAGCCTTTGAGGCAGATGGTAGAGAGATTATCAATGCTACAGTTGGTGGGAAATTAGAAGTATTCAAGCGAGAAAGATTAGAAGACATAGTATGAAATTTATAGGTTATGTTACGGTTAGGCTGAATAGCAAGCGAGTTCCGTTTAAGAGCATAAGAGAAATTAATGGTGTTCCTCTCGTAAGTAAAGCGATATCTATTCTTAATCAAGTTGATAGTATTTCTGAAACTATCCTGTATTGTAGTCAGGAACGTATTCGAAATTACATTGATTCAGATTTAAAATATTTGTTTATTGAAAGACCTTCTTATCTTGATGGAGATAATATTACATTTAATGATATTCTTGAAAGTATAATAGATGATATAGACGGTGATTACATTGTATTTCTAAGCTGCACTTCTCCGTTTATTAAGTCCGAGACTATTCAGGATATGATTAATAAAATAGAGACAGGAGATTACGACTCTGCATTTTTAGCTACTGAACTTTATTCTTTTTGTTGGTTTGATGGTAGACCTTTGAATTATGAGTTAGATAACGTGCCAAGAACTCAGGATTTAAAACCAGTTATACAAGAAACTTCAGGACTCTATATATTTTCAAAGGATTTATTTAAAAAGCATAAAAGAAGGATTGGATTTAATCCTTATATCAAGATTGTGGATATGCTTGAAGGTTGGGATATTGATACAATGGATGAATTAATGATAGCAGAATGTATTTCACGTATGATGTAGATGAGAGCTCAATTAGGAAGTAAAAATGGATGGATGGAATGGAGAACGTCAGATAGGTGAAAGAATAGAAGATATAGAGATAAAACATGTTGAAAGATATTTATTTGCTCGAAGATATTCCAGAGACCAGAGTGTTTTAGATGCTGCGTGTGGATGTGGGTATGGTTCAAATATTCTATCTAAAGAAGCAGATACCGTTTTAGGAGTTGATTATTCACAGGAAGCAATAGATTACGCCAAGAAATACTGGATTGCCGAGAATATTTCATTCCAGCGATTTGATTTAAATACTGATTTAACACCTTTAGGAAATTTTGATGTGATAGTTAGTTTCGAGACTATTGAACATTTAGATATACCTATATTTGAAACGTGTCAAAAATTTTATAATACACTTTATTCCGGAGGACTATTAGTTTTATCTCATCCTGAAAAGGAGGAAAAGAGTAGTGCATCTGCATTTCATAAACATTTTAATATAAAGGGTGATGAAGTAAAGAAGATGATGACAGATATTGGATTTTATATAGAAAATGAATGGTATCAGCCAGGTCGTTTTCATTTCCCATATCATCTTATAGTAGGAAGAAAATGAAGAAATTAAATATAATTGCAGGTAATTGTGTATTAGAGTCTGAGAATATTTCATTAGAAACAGCCGAATTCTTAGTTAAGATGAGCGAGAAATATGATTTCAATTTAATATACAAATCTTCCTTTAAGAAGGATAATCGAACAAGTCTTAAGTATTTTTCAGGTCTATCTATTGAGGAAAGCATTAGGATATTTGAGAAGCTAAAAGATGAATTCAATCTAACGCTTCTTACAGATTTTCATAATCTATATGAATTTGATACTGATTTGGTCAAGATTATAGATGTTTTTCAGTTACCCGCTTTTCTTTGTATGCAAACAGAATTAACAAAGCGTATGGCATCATTTAAGAAACCAATAAATATTAAGAAAGGGCAATTCTTAGCTCCTTTGGATGTTGGACATATTATAGAAAAAATCAGAAGATGTGGAAACGATAAGATTATGATTACAGAGCGAGGCACAATGTTTGGCTATCATGATTTAGTTGTTGATCCTCGTAGTGTCTATGAATTGAAACAGTTTGGCTTTCCTGTTTATTTCGATGCAGGTCATACAGTTAGAAGATATGGTATTCCCTCTCATTCTCTTCAAGGAGGCATGAAGTATTATGCATCTACTCTATCAAAAGCTATGATAGCTGCAGGTGCTGATGGTCTATTTATCGAATGTCATCCTTGTCCTATGTATGCTCGTTGTGATAATGCTACTCAATTATCATTTTCAGAATTTGAGAAGTTAATACAGGCTGTTAAACCTGTTTGGGACGCATTACATTCTTGTTAGAAATAAGATAAAATGTTGATATTTTTAGATTCTGTTGATCTTGATGCTATTGAATATTATTATAATTTGGGTATAATCCAAGGAGTTACAACTAATCCTACATTTCAGCGAAGGGCTGGTGTGTCTGATGATAAACAGATGGTATTAGAAATCAGAAAGAGAATGTCTGATGGTGAGATTCATCTTGAAGCAACTGGAGCAAATGTTGATGAGATGTTTGATAATGCAGTAAAGTTAAGTGATGATACTAAGGATAATGAATTGGTCTTTAAGATACCATTTTCAGAAGATGGGCTTAGACTTACGCAGCGATTACTTTCAGTTGGTATCAAAACAAATTTACATTTGATTTATTCTGTTAGTCAAGCCTTATTAGCTGCTACGGTTAAATCTACGTACATCTGTCCATTAATAGGTAGGCTTGATGATATAGGTCACGATGCTATAGAGAATCTTGAGATTATTAAGTCTTCGTTCATGGTGAATGGTGAAGAGACTAAGGTCATGTCTTCAAGCATTCGTCATCCACAGCATGTCATTAAATCCTATATGATAGGTGCAGATGCAGTTACTATTCGTCCCAATATATTAGCACAGATGTTTTATCATCCATTGACTGATAAAGGAACAGAGACTTTCAAGATGGATATTGAAATGCTTAAACCAGTTGCTACACGTAATATAAATAGAAATTTAGTAGTGAAGGAAACTGATAGCTTAGATTACTGCTTGGCTCTTATGATTGCAAATAAAGGTGGGGCTGTTGCAGTTAGTTCTGATGATGGTCAATTGAAAGGTGTATTCACTGCTGGTGATTTGAAGAGACTTATAGGAAGCAGAGAAGAATTCGACATGCAGAGGAAGATATCTGAATTTATGAATAAGAATCCACTTGTGATTGATGTAAATGAAACAGTCGCAGATGCTGCACAGTTAATGCGAGATAATGATGTTGACCAACTTGTAGTTGTAGATAGAGATAAGGTAATAGGGATTCTTGACATAAAAGAGGTCATATTTTAGATATGGAAGAGTGTCCTTTGTGTCATATAGAATTGAAACGTATCCCTAAAAGTATTTTTGGATATTGTCCGTTTTGTTATAGTTTATATGTGATAGAAGAAGAAAGTAATGAAAAAGGAAGAGATAAGGAAGCTCAGTTATGAAGGATTGAAAGATGAAGAAGATTATGCCCCTACTCCACCTTCTGGTAGAAATCCTCCTCGTTTCACTCTTGAGGAAGTAGATAAGTTTTTTAAGTCTTTTCTTATACGTGACCCTTTTATTCTTTTAGTTGGTTCGGTTGCTACTCAGGGTCAAGGTGCTGATGTTGATTTAGTCATGCGAGATGCTGACATGCCAGAGATCCTCAAAGAGGCAGTTAGATTTAGATTATATCGCCAGTTTTCTGCTGTGTTTGGTATTCCTTATGATGATACACCCGAATATCTACACATCCATGATGAACCATTTGGTAGCTATACGGATTGGTATCCTCTCTATCGCTTAAAGGTTGAGCGTATTCCTAATGAGATAGTTCACAAGATGTCTTTAGGCAATTCCGATGATATTTCATGTGAGATAATAGAGAAGAGTAAAGAATTTGTAATTGGTGGTTTTGTTAGTGATACATCAGTAGATTTAGAGAATGAGCGATTAACTCCAGAAGCTTTACGTGATATTTGGGAATCTATAAAGAAGACTCCCAAGAAATTTCGAGGACTCTATGATAATCACAGTTCTACATGTATCGGTGAGATGCTTATGGAATATAAGAATAGAAAAAGTGCATTAATTGGTGATAAATTATATTTGATTTTTAAGCTCAGGAATGACATCCCGGTAGCACAACGAATAATACAGAAAATACTTAATGGTGAGATACGGGGTTTTAGTATAAAGTTTGGTATAAAGAATCCAGCAGCTAATATCAAGCAAGTTTGTAATAAAGATAGATGCATTTCGGAGATTCTTGGTGACACTTACTATATTGAGACTTCGATTACAGAAGCACCAGCTA